CGGTCGGGATGGCCAAATCGTTTAGCATCGGCTACTAATTCTTTGCACAAGTCTCTGTCGTTCTTTTGACCGCTATAACGTTCACTATGACTGGCAAAAACTAGTTTTTCGTCAAGGAACACAGCCAATGCCGCATCATGGCTATTTGCCGATATACCCCAACTAATCATTTGTAGATAAAAGGATCACGTTTCCGTAATTCTTCCAGTCGACGCTTAAATGATCTGTGTTCCTGCCACATTCGCCACGGAGTTAAAATAAAGTTGATTAGTCTTTGAACCATTTCTTTGCCCTCAGTTGTATCTTAAGATTGCTCGATTCTTTAGCTGATACTATCAGCCAAAGTGTAGCCAGCTTACCTAATTTAATTACAGCATCGTTAATGTCTTTAACACCGTCTGGCCAATCAGGCATGCTAACACTCCAACCGTATTCTAATGCCTGCTCTAATGTTACTTTACCTGCTTCGTCTCTGTCTGGAACTAGTACAAGCTCTTTGCCTAGTTGTTTTAGTAACCAGTTTTGACTGTCTTTGATCTCAGCACCTAACAATGCACATCCGTCAATACTTAGCGCATCAAATGGACCTTCACTAACAATTACGAACTCTCTATCATCTTGCTGATTGTCTAGATTAAACACATAGCCCGGCTGTTGCTCTGACAAATATTTGGGAGTTGCATCGTTAACAGCACGGGCAGTCCAGCCTACAATATCACCTTTATATAAAAAAGGAATAATAATCCTATTATTGAATCCTACCTTGTTAGTATGATAAAATGGATAAGCAAGCGGATCTATTTTTCGTTGGGCTAAGTATTCTACTACATTGTAAAATGCCAGGGGGACCTCATATTCTTCATCTGTTAGTTTGAGAAAAGTTTGCCATTCTGCAAAACTCTTAGCATCCATAGGTAATGCACGAATCTCAAACTTTGGTATTATTGAACGAACTTCTGCGGTATTATTATCGTCTAGGCGTAGAGCTTCCAGTCGTAGTTGGCTAATAATGTCATCCGGAATATTTAAATCCCGCATGAATTTATTCATTTTTTGACTGATATGTCTGCCAGGTTGCCAACTGCATTTGAACCCGCAGTTAAAACAGTGATAGCTTACGGCATCACCTGCATTAACAATAAAGCCACCACGTTGTCTCTTGTCATCACAACAAACCGCGTTGAAACTTATCCAACCACTTGGAGTATGTTTACGTTTGCCCGGAAGGTATTGTAGTAGTGTATCCGCGATTAGGCTCATGCCTAAGTATAACAGATCTAATGTTAAGAAGCAATGACTTTGGTAATCGATCCGTAGACTAAAGCGGCGTTTTGCTGACTGCCATAGGACCAAACATCTGGATAGTACCAACTAACTCGCATGTAACTATAATTCTTGCCGGTAGTTGGATTTAGAACAGGAACGTTATTAAATGTTATAGTTTGGGTAGTAGCTGTGGCGCAGGTAAATGACTGTAGTTTTGGACTGTTGAGCCAGCTACTCACAGCGATAGTCATATCTTCGGTACCTTCAACATAAACAGTACCGATAAATCCGCTTAGATTAACTTGAAAATTCATACTAGCTGTAGGCTGGGCTTCGTAGAACTTGCAAGGAATTGCAGATGTGTGGGTTATGACATTGCCCATGTAATTTATTTCACTGGTAAATTCGTCATGTATCACAGGACTTCTTGTTTGTGGAGAAGCCTTAGTAATAAACTGCATAGTGCCGCTTCCACCGAATTGGCTGTCATTGTAGAGCATTACTGTATTATTTGATGAGTTAAGTGCTGTGGCACTATAGGTTAAAAATTGATCGCTTAGACCGGATAAATCTGCGATCGGAATGGTGATTTTTGCCAATCCCATAATGACATTTGATATACTAACACCTGTAGCACTTGCTACTGTTTGGTTGGCAAAAGTTACTGTTATAGTAGTTGTAGATGAATCAATATCTGCACTCACACTACTGACTGTGACAGTTCCTTTGATACTAGTACCAGTGATCAAGTAGCCGACTGCAAACCCATTTCCTGAAATATTTGCTGTAGGTATTGTGATTGTTGTTGTAGTAGCCTGTCCTGTTGTAGCATTTACAGTTGCTCCTGTCGCTGTAGCACTAGTCACGAGACTCATTGCATACGGACTATTAACTAGAGCCTTGCCCCCAGCATCCATAACATTGACTTTGAGATTTGACAGGGTGGTTAGATCCAGGCGCTTCTGGTCAACGTTTTGTATGTCAAATTCTATAACGTTGTCCACACCTTGATAAATTTTAATTGTTTTTGCGTACACGACTTTGTTCTCCACAGTGAATCCTGCCAAATCAGCCAATAGTATAACTCTATTAGGGTATAAATAACTTTGAACTTTTTGCATTACCAGGAACCTTTAATAGTAGTATTTATGGCAAAACTAAGAGACGACATACAACAAAACCTACCCTTTATTAGCGTCCTAAACTACGGTGATAACGAATACGTAGGTATCGTAATTAATCAGGATCAGTATGTTACTAGTTTCTACGATCTCAACGCCTTACGAACACCCGAAGAAAAAACAGCATTCCTGGAAATAGGAGAAATTTGGTGGTGGGAGTCAAATCGACAATTTCCTATCAGCATATTTTGTCGAGATCAAATAGGACCGTATGCTTATGCTATTAAAACATTCAACAGCAAAGATACTCGTATTATCCTAGGGCCGGTGGTTAATCTAATGAACTTGACAATGAAGCGTGTTAAACGCAAATCAGTCCAACTTGTCCGTAAAGTTCGTTAGTTCTTCACAAATTAAATTCATCTGTACTACAATCACATGTGCATAGGCAATAGCATGTGCTTTCTTAAAATAGTACTCGTCATTCTCCGGTTTTGTCCAAATCTCCGTCATCACCGTAGTCCAGTCTTTCCCAATCAAATAACGTTTCGCAGGGCGTATCATGGCCAAAACTGCGGCTAATTGTTCTATCGAGGTAGGTTTGACCTGTCTCAAGATAGAACCATGCCCGTTGACGTGAAAGAGCTTGTTCACGAAATCGTCTTCTAGCAGTAGATCCCATACGGGTTCTGTCTCCAATAGTTTAGTTAGGTGTAGTTTATTTTTAACACCTTCGTATACGCTAACATTTAAGAAGTCTATTTTAAAATAGCCTCTATCTTCAGCAGTTTTATAATCAATAGTACTTATTCCAGATATAGGATTATGCGGGATAGAAGTACAATAAACACCGGTGTTGTGCTTTTTAAAAGTACTATCTAAACTAGCATCGACATGTTTTAATACATTCAATGCCTGCGTCCTATCAGCAAAATCTAAATCGATGTCTGGCATTATATCATGCTCTCTTTAACTACGTCTTTAACTAGTGCAACATCATTAGGAGATCTTTTAAATTTATTAATCCAGAACGGCACATCCATGACAACGTTAACAGCCATTAATTGTTCGTCATTAAACTTCTTTAACATTTCTTTTCCGCTAGTACAGTTTAAAACTAACCACGGACTAATTTTTCCATCACGTATATCATAACAAGCACGACTCAGGCTAACATATAAAAAATAGTGATTAAATTGCGCATCATTATCATTAGCCCAAGATAACATATGACTAATACTGCGTTCTAATGCAACCTCCACTGGTTCGCTCTTGATTAAGTGTACAACATAATCATCATACAATTCGTCTCGACACCAATGGTCTAACTTAACTCCGCTAGTTACAACATAATTGATAAATTTATCAGGGTATAATGGATTAACATTACTAACAAAGCTACCAAATTTAACAAAGGCATTGTAGTAAGGACTCCGGGCAAATTCTTCGTATGTTTTATCGCCTTTGAAGTTTTGACTCATCTTATAAAATCGATTAAAGGTGTCATACCCTAAAATTACGTGCTTCTCTGTACGTGCAAGATACCTACGCTTTTGTTCGCACACGTGAACAAACAGGGTTTTTTCCTGCATAAACCCTTTATTGCAATGTTGACAAACGAAAGGTTGATTTATCAATGCCATCATTTAAGTTTCTTAGCGATAGTGGCCTCATCCATGCCGTGCCGTCTCGCTAGGTCTTTAATTTCTTTGTCTGTAGACAATTCTGCTAGTAATTCAATTTCATCAATTTTTCTATCCGGCATAAGTTCTTCAAGAAATTTAGCTTTTTTTCCGCCTTTGCTATCACGCTTTTTATTTGGAATCCATTCGTGGAAAAATTTAGTCTT